CTCGAATCCCCCTCTAAAGGTTCAAACAAGGGGACCGGTGTGGAAGGGTGGTGCTGGTGCCGGCACGGGTGAGAGCGCACTACAAGGGTGGTTACGCGGTGCGTGCACGTCAGGTGCGTGAGGCTGCGTATGCGGATCCGTTGACGAGGTGTTGGCGGTGCGGGTTGACGTTCGGCGAGTTCCGGGTCCGGTTCCCGGGTCGGCATGCTGCGTGGCATGCGGATCATGTGGTGCCGGGGGATCCGCGGTCTCCGTTGCGTGCGGCGCATGCGTCGTGTAACACGAGCGAAGGGTCGTTGAACAGTCATGGGCTCGGGTTGAACACGTCGAGGCGGTGGTATTGATGCCTGGTTTGGGGCGTGTCGAGGATACGATTGTGAGGCTTGAACGGTTGCGTGACGATTTGCGTGTCGCGCTTGATGTTGCTTCTGCGAATCAGGCTGGGACGGTTGCGCAGCTTGCTGCACAGTATCGGGCGGTGTGTGATCGTCTGCTCGAGCTGGACCCGCCGCCTGTGGTGGTTGCGCCGGTGTCGAAGCTGGATGAGCTGAGGGAGCGTCGTGGTAGGGACGGTCACGAGGGTGGGGTGTCAGCGGCCGCGCCTGTTCATGTTGCCGGGAAGGCGGGCGGGAAGCGCGGGGCCTGACGCGATCGAGTTCGCCGAGTCGCTCGGTTACGTGCTGGATGACTGGCAGCGTTGGTGTATCGACGGGATCTTGTCGGAGGATGAGGATCGTCGTTTGTGCGCGACGTTGTGTCTGCTGATTGTTCCTCGGCAGAACGGCAAGAACGTGGTGATCGAGGTTGTCGAGCTGTACGCGTTCTATGTGTTGGAGTGGCAGACGATTTTGCATTCTGCGCATCGGCAGGACACGTCGGCGGATCATATGGCCAGGTTGCGGGCGGTGGTCGAGGCGAACCCGGTGCTTGATGAGATCACGGAGTTTCGTGAGGCGAACGGTAAGGAGCGGGTGGTTCGGACGGATACGCGTGCGGAGATCCGTTTTGTTACGAGGTCGAAGAAGATTGGTCGTGGGAAGTCGCCGCGTCTGGTGGTGATTGACGAGGCGTTGTATGTCACTGATGAGCAGATCGACGCGATGTTGCCGTCGATGTCGGCTCAGTCGATGAATGCTGATAAGCCGATCATGTTGTTTGCGTCGTCTGCGCCGGTGGCGGAGTCGTTGGTGTTGGCGAGGTTGCGGGGGTCGGCTGCTAGGGGTGGCCCGTCGACGTGGTATGCGGAGTGGTCGTGTGAGCCTGGTGTTGATGTCAGGGATCGTGATGAGTGGGCGCGGGCGAATCCGGGGTTGAATGTCCGGATTTCGGAGGAGTGGATCGAGGAGATGGAGCTTGCGTCGATGTCGGTCGACGGGTTCCTGGTTGAGCGTCTCGGGGTGGTCCCGAACGTTGATGGTGATGAAGGCGAGTTGCCGGGTTGGCCGCTGTGTGTTGATCCTGGTTCGCAGCCTGGTGGTGAGGTTGCGGTCGCGATTGATGTGTCACCGGATTTGGCGTGGTCGTCGGTTGGTGTTGCGTCGCGCCGGCCGGACGGGTTGGTGCATGTCGAGTTGGTGGAGCATTTGCATGGCACGGCCCGGCTTGTTGAGGTTGTGTCGCGGGTCGCGGCGAATGTTGGGGCGTCGGTGCATCTTGATCCTCGGTCTCCTGCCGCCGGGTTTGTCGCCGATTTGGGGCGTGCTGGTGTGAAGGTTGTCGAGGTTGGCGTGTTGGAGTTGTCGAAGGCGTGCGCGGCGTTGAAGGTGGCTGTGCGTGACGGTCGGGTGAGGCATCGTGGTCAGGGCCCGTTGACGGCTGCTGTTGGTGGTGCCGGTATCCGTTCGGTTGGTGATGCGTGGGTGTGGGCGCGGCGCAGTTCGAGTGTGGATATTTCGCCGCTTGTTGCTGTGACGCTCGCTTCGTACGCGTTGATGCAGGGTGGCGCAGTGAAGAAGCGGCCTGTGTTCGCCTGGTGAGGAGGGGTTTCGGTGAAGAACGTCGTTACCTCGTTCGCTGAGGTGTTTGGTGCTGGTTGTGTGACTGCTGGTGCGTTTGTGTGGAACACCGGTCTCGGGTTGGTGACGCTCGGCGGGTTTCTGCTGGTGTTCGCGCGTGCGGTGGTCGGTAGATGAGCATTCTGTTCCGTGCCGCGCCGGAGCGGCGCGCCACGTCGGCTGGTGATCTGGTTAGGGCGGTGAAGTTGCTCCGGTCGAATGGTGTGTCGGAGCTGATTTCTCGTGATGCGCTCGAGGTTGCTGCGGTGGTTGCGTGTCTCGGTCTTCGGGCTGGTGCGTTCGCTCAGTTGCCGTTGAAGGGGTATTTGGAGGGTGTGTCGGCGACGCAGCCGGCGAGTTCGCAGCCGGAGCTGTTGCGTTCACCGTCGGATGTGGTGGTTCCGTCGGTGTGGAAGATCCAGATGTCGATCAGCCGGGATTTGTGGGGGTTTGCGCTCGGCCGGGTCACGGCGTTTGATGCGGCGTTGTACCCGAAGCGGGTCGAGTGGATCGACCCGACGTTGGTTCGTCCGACGGTTGTTGGTGCGACGGTCGAGTGGCGTGTCGACAGGGAGGTTGTCGACGAGTCGTTGCTGGTGCATATCCCGTCGCGGTGGGTGATGCCGGGGAACCCGGTTGGTGTGTCGCCGTTGGAGCGGTCCGGTCTGGTTGATCTTGCGAAACGGGCGCAGGAGTTCGGTGCTGACTGGTTCCGGTCGGGTGCTGTTCCGTCTGCGGTGGTGTATTCGGATCAGGAGCTTGACCAGTCGGCTGCTGATGGGATGGTCGCTAGGATTGTGGAGCGGTGGCGGAACCGTCAGCCGGCGGTGCTCGGGTCAGGGTTCAAGTACGAGCAGATTTCTGTCGCTGCGAACGAGTCACAGTTTTTGGAGACGATTACGCATATTGCTGCGCAGGTTGCGGTGTCGTTCAATATGCCGCCGTCGAAGATCGGGGCGGCGATTTCCGGTCAGTATGTGAGTTACGGGAACCGTGATCAGGATCAGCAGTCGTATGTGGTTGATTCGATCAATCCGGATCTTGTGGTGATCGAGGAGTCGTTGAATCGGCATTTGCCGGGCGATTTGTATTGCAAGTTCAACACTGGTGGTTTCCTCCGGTCTGATTTGAAGACCAGGTTGGAGGGTTACAAGTTGGCTGCTGAGGTGCAGGCTCGTACTGGTGCGGTGATTTACACGGAGGATGAGATCCGTGCGCTCGAGGAGCGTGCCCCGTTGTCTGATGCTGACCGTTTGAAGGCGGTCGAGTTGATGCCGGATTGGCTGCGGCCGTCTGATGTTGATGTTTCCGCCTGAGGAGGCGAATATGTCCCGAAAGATTGAGCGTCGCCTGGTTGACGCTTCTCTTGAGATTCGTACCGCTGATGACGGCACGATCGGTTTGCGTGGCTATGCGGCCGTGTTCGATTCGCCGGCGCATGGTGAGGTTGTGAAGCGTTCAGCGTTTAACAGGACGTTGGCTCAGCGTGACGATGTGCGGCTTCTCGTCAATCATGAGGGTGTGCCGCTTGCCCGGACGAAGTCGGGGACGATGCGGTTGTCTGTCGATGATCGTGGTCTGGTGGTCGAGGTGGATTCGCTTGACCCGTCGAATCCGACGGTGCAGGAGCTGGTGTCGGCGATGAGCCGTGGTGATGTCGATCAGATGTCGTTCGCGTTTGCTGATGTGAACCCGACACGGAACTCGGAAGGTGTCCGGGAGCTTCGTGAGGTGATCTTGTATGACGTCAGTGTTGTCACTTACCCGTGGTATGACATGACGTCGGTCGGTTTGACAGGTGATCGTGACATGGATCGTGCGCTTGTGTCGCTCCGTTCTCTGTCTCCGGATCAGCGGGCGAAAGTGATTGCCGGTTTGGGCGCGGTCGTCGCCGGTGACGACGGTGCCGAGCTGCTGTCCGCCGCTCGTCGCCTGTCTGCGGCGAAACTCGCTGCCCGTACCGCTCCGGCCGGCGAGATGTCATGGTCGGATCGTGTCGACGCTGTGTGCGCCGCGCTCGAAGCCGAATACGGTTCGCCGTGTTTCATCGAGGACATCGGTGACGACTGGGTTGTCTACGTTGTCTATCCGGACTGGGATACGTACCTGATGGCTTCCTGGTCGATTGATGCTGACGGTGCCGTCACTATCGGTGAACCTACCCAGGTCACCGAAACCTATGTGCCGGTCGTCGATCCGGCAGCGGCCGACACCGGTCGCAGTTACACGACCGCCGAGGCCCGCGCTTTGCTGGCCCCGACCGCCGCTTGACAGCGGCACCCTTTGACGAACCCGGAACGCGCCCCGGAGCCGTTTGTGGCCACCACGCTGCGTCACCACGTCGTCGCCTTCACAAACCGTGAACAACTACGTCAAGGAGACGAATCATGAAGACTTTGCTGGAACTGGCGCGTGAGGAACGCGCCCGGCTGGTCGCCGAGGCTGACGCTGTGATCGCTGCGGCCGAGGCGGAGCAGCGGAACCTCACCGAAGACGAGTGGAAGATCGTCGAGGCGGCTTCCCCGAAGAACAACGAGCAGGTCCGTGCGCTCGACGAGCGTATCGCCGGGCTCGAGGCCCGTCAGGCTGCGCTTGATGTCGCTGCTCGTGAGGTGCCGACCGGTGGCGCGAAGGTGCGTCGCGAGGAACGGACCTATCACCCGGAGAACGACCCGAAGGGGGAGCGGTTCCTGCTCGATGTCGCTGCCCGCCACATGGGTGATTGGGAGGCTGGTCAGCGGCTCGCTCGTCACATGCAGGAGGAACGGACCGAGCGTCGTGACGTGATTCACGCTGCCGAGTCTCGTGCTGCTGGTACTGGTGCGTTCGCCGGTCTTGTTGTCCCGCAGTATCTCGTCGACATGTATGCCCCGGCTGCTGCTGCGGGCCGCCAGTTCGCGAACATCTGCCGGAAGCATCCGCTGCCCGAGAAGGGTATGACGGTGAACATTTCGCGGATCACGACCGCGACGAGCGCCGCAACCCAGACCGAGAACGCGAACGTGTCCGAAACCGACATTGATGACACGCTGTTGACCGAGAACATTTTCACGGTTGCCGGTCAGCAGACGCTGAGCCGTCAGGCGATCGAGCGTGGCATTCTCACCGAGGATGTCACCCTGGATGACCTGATCCGCCGCTACCACACGGTGCTCGATTTGAAGCTGATCACCGACACGACGACCGGTCTGACGAACGTCGCCCAGTCGGTGTCCTATACGGATGGGACGCCGACCGCTGCGGAGCTGTACCCGAAGCTTTTGCAGGCCCAGGCGCAGCTCGAAGCTGTGTACCTCGATCGGGCGGTCAACCCGGATCGTTTGTTCGCGGTGATGCATTCGCGTCGCTGGTACTGGCTTGGTTCGCAGTTCACGTCGACGTGGCCGTTCCTGCAGCAGCCCGGCATCGCGCCGCAGATTGCTGCCGCGTCGGAAGGTGCCGCGTACACCGCGTCGGTGCGTGGTGTGCTGCCGAACGGGTGCCGTGTCGTGGTCGACAACAACGTGCCGACGAACCTTGGTGCCGGCACGAACGAGGACGAGATCTACATGGTCAACGCCGACGAGTGCCACCTGTGGGAGGATCCGAACGCCCCGATGCTGATCCGTACGGAGAACACGAAGGCGGCGTCGCTCGGTGTGCTGTTCGTGATCTACGGCTACGCGGCGTACACCCACCGTCGGTACACGAACGGTCACCAGAAGGTGGCTGGTACCGGTCTCGTCAACCCGACCTTCTGATTCGAGAGGTCGAAC